TTCTTAGAAGAGATTATCAAGACAATTTCGAATAGAACTTTTCAAATTAAGAACTCAATCGATTGGCACAAATTCCAAGCAGGTTTTAACTAATGGACGACGAATATTATTCTATCGAATTAAATATTAGAGGAATTAGACTTATTCATGAAGGTCTTCGACAGGCAGTTCAAAAATGGTCGGGAGGAGATCCTGAAGAACAAGAGAACTTAATTGCGATGAGAGATAATTTTTATAGACTTATTTTAGAACATCAGTTTGACAACATGAACTAAATACTCATAGGTGAACCTATGAGTTATGTCTCATTTGATTATATCAAAAAAGAATGAAGTTTTTTTACAAGTAAAAGCAGAACCTCATATTTATTATGAACTGAGAGACGCATTCCAATTTGAAGTTCCCAATGCAAAATTTTCACCAGCATATAAAAATAAATGGTGGGATGGACGAATTTATTTGTTTAATACTCAGACCGGAGAGATTTACGTTGGGTTGTTGGATAAGGTTACAAAATTTTGTGATGACCACGGATATACTTATGAGTTTGTAGATAATAAGTATTATGGTCTTCCTTTTGAGTCGAATGACTTTATCTCAAAGGAAGGTGTAAAAGATTATATGAATGCTATTTGTAAGTATTCTCCGAGAGATTATCAAGTTGAGGGAGTATACGACGCTTTAAAACATAATAGAAAGTTGTTGATATCCCCAACTGCTTCTGGAAAGTCTCTGATGATATATTCTCTTGTGAGATATTACGTTGAGAAGAAACAAAATATTCTGATAGTCGTTCCGACGACTTCGCTAGTAGAGCAGATGTATAAAGACTTTGCAGACTATGGTTGGGATGTAGGTTCATACTGCCACAAGATATATGCGGGGAAGGAAAGAGAAACGGATTCTCAAGTCATTATTACTACTTGGCAGTCTATCTACAAACTTCCCCGCAAATACTTTGAACGTTTTAATGTAGTTATCGGAGACGAGGCACACCAGTTTAAATCAAAGTCATTAATATCTATAATGTCTAAACTTGCTGATGCAAAATATCGTTTTGGTTTTACTGGAACACTTGATGGAACACAAACTCATAAATGGGTTCTTGAGGGATTGTTTGGTGCTTCGTATAAAATCATTCGTACCGAAGAGTTAATGGCGAAGGGTCATGTTGCTAAACTGGATATCAATGTACTTCTACTGAAGCACCCAGCACATAAATTTGAAAACTTTGAAGAAGAAGTTCAATATATTATCAATCATGAACGTAGAAATAAGTTCATAAGAAATCTTGCACTAGATCTTAAAGGTAATACTTTGGTTCTTTTTGCGAGAGTTGAGGGTCATGGTGAGCCACTATATCACATGATAAATAATAATACGGTTGATGAAAGGCAAGTATTTTTCGTTCATGGTGGAGTAGATACAAAGGATCGAGAAAAAGTAAGGGAGATTACTGAACAAGAGAATAATGCAATTATTGTTGCATCATATGGAACATTCAGTACAGGAATTAATATCAAAAATCTCCACAATGTCATTTTTGCTTCTCCATCCAAATCTAGAATTCGGAATCTCCAGTCTATTGGAAGGGTGCTTAGGAAAGGTAATAACAAGACCAAGGCAACTCTCTATGACATTGCTGACGACATATCCTACAAATCCAGGAGAAACTATACACTTAATCATCTAATCGAAAGAATTAAAGTTTATAACGAAGAAAATTTTAATTACGATATTGTAAACATACCGATAAAGAACTAATGGGAGATGAATTTTACGCAATTATAAAACTAGTATCTGGTGAAGAAGTACTGTCACTTATTTCTATTGATGAGAATGATGGTGATCCTTTGATTGTGATGCAGAATCCAATTACAATGAAACTTCTACATTCTCAACATGGAATGCATGTTAAAGTTAAATCATGGATGGAATTAGCATCTGATGATTTCTTTATTGTAAGACCTGATAAAATTCTTACTATGACAGAAACTCGTGATAAAAGAATGATTGAGATATATACAAACTATATTGAAGATGAAGATGATATGGACGTTTATAAACCTCAATCTTCCTCTATTGAAAAACCTAAAGGTGTTGTTAAACCTTCTAGAAAGATGGGATACTTATCAACGGTAGAAGAAGCAAGAAAGTCTCTAGAGAATATCTTTAAACTTGAAGATACTAAAGAAAGCTAAGCCCCTCTCTTCAACCCTAACAAAGGTATTCTACTCATAATCGAGAGTTCTGTCAAGCCCCCTTAAAAGTGTGGTATAATTAAGAAAACTTATACTTAAAAGAGTAATGGATTATGCCCAAAAAGAAATCTGAACACTATGTAAATAATAAAGAATTGTTAGAGGCAATGATTGTCTATCGAACCAAGGTAGAAAAGTCATATATGAAGACTTTCAATAAAGATCTCACTGAGTTTCCGAAACAGGAAAGAGGAAAAAAATGGGAAGGTAAACCACGTATTCCAGACTATCTTGGTGAGTGTTTTCTTAAGATTGCGACACACCTCTCATACAAACCCAACTTTGTGAACTACATGTTCCGTGAAGATATGATTTCTGATGGGATAGAAAATTGCGTTCAATACATTCATAATTTCGACCCAGAGAGGTCTACGAATCCTTTTGCATACTTTACTCAGATTATTCACTATGCGTTCCTGAGACGCATACAGAAGGAGAAGAAGCAGTTGGAAATTAAAACTAAGATTATTGAGAAGACTGGATTTGATGAAGTAATGGTTATTGACGATAGCTTGCTTTCTGGGCATAGTTCAGAGTACAACTCTATCAAAGATGCAATTCAATATAAAAATCGATGAAGGTTGCAATTTTAACAGATACCCACTGGACGGCCAGGAAATCTTCTCGACACTTGCATGATTATTTTCAGAAGTTCTATGATGATGTATTCTTTCCTACTTTAGAAGCAGAAGGAATTGATACTGTTATTCATATGGGAGATGCTTTCGATAGTCGTAAAAGTGTTGATTTGTGGGGATTTGATTGGACTAAGAAAGTAGTTTTAGACCCACTTAAAAAATATAAAGTTCATATGATTATTGGCAATCATGATTGTTATTTTAAAGATAGTAATAATGTAAATTCTCCAAAACTACTTTTGCAAAATTATTCAAATATTAAAACATATAGTTCTCCAACAAATACTAAAGTTGGTGATACTAATATGACTTTTATTCCTTGGATTTGTAGTGGAAACTATGATGAAACTATAGAGGTAATTAAGAAATCTAAATCAAAAATTGCCTTCGGTCATTTAGAGCTCAACGGATTTAGAGCGCATCGTGGCCACGTCATGGAAGACGGTATGGACTGCAAATTATTTGACAAGTTCGAAAAAGTATTTTCGGGACACTATCACACTCGATCAGACAACGGAAAAATCTTCTACCTAGGAAATCCTTATGAGATGTATTGGAATGATGTAAATGATACGAGAGGTTTTCATATCTTTGATACGGAAACCCTCACTCATACCCCAGTTAATAATCCTTATAAATTATTTTACAACATCTATTACGAAGATACCAATTATAAACTCTTCAATGCAACTGAATATGAAAACAAAATTGTAAAGGTTATTGTCCGTAAAAAAACAAAACCCAAAGATTTTGAGAAGTTTATTGATAAACTTTATACCGTTGGAGTTCATGATTTAAAAATAATTGAGAACTTTGAAATACAAGAGTCTGAAGAATTTGATATTGATGAAGAAGAGAATACACTTTCAATTCTAAATCGTTATATTGATGAATCAGAATTTGATCTTGATAAAAACATTATCAAAGGTATCTTTCAAGATTTGTATAGTCAAGCTTGCGAAGTGGAGTAAATGTATCTTCTAACTCTCAAAGATGGTAAAGATGACGGTGCTTATGCCGTTCAGGATAAGCACGGACATAAAGTGTTATTTTTGTTTGAAGAAGAAGATGATGCCGAAAGATATGCTATGATGCTATATGACGAAGAAGATGCTGATATGGATATTGTAGAAGTTGATGATGAACTTGCTATAAAAACTTGTAAACATCATTCCTACAAATATACTATAATCACTCCTAATGACATTGTGATCCCTCCTAAGAATGATAACATTTCAAAAAATTAGATATAAGAACTTTCTTTCATCTGGTAATCAGTTTACAGAGATTGACTTTCAACAACATCATACTAATTTGATTATTGGAACAAATGGTGCAGGTAAATCTACGATGTTAGATGCACTTACATTTGTATTATTCAACAAAAGTTTTCGCAAAATTACGAAACCACAACTCATCAACACTACCAATGAGAGGGATTGTTTAGTAGAGATTGAGTTCTCTGTGAATAGTCGTGACTATTTGGTTCGTCGTGGAATCAAACCGAATATCTTTGATATTGAGGTGAATGGTAATCCACTTCATAAGGAAGCAGATGATCGTGCTAATCAACGCATTCTTGAGGAGAGTATTCTTAAAGTAAATTATAAGTCGTTCACACAAATTGTTATACTTGGTAGTAGCACCTTTGTCCCCTTTATGCAATTGACGACTGCCAATCGTCGTGAGGTGATTGAAGACCTTTTGGATATTCGTATATTCTCTGCGATGAATAGTCTGATTAAAGATAATATTCGCACAAAGAAAGAGCAAATCAAATCTTTAGATATTAAAAAAGATAATCTTAAAGATAAGGTGAAGATGCAGGAAGAGTTTATTGATGAACTCGAAAGTCGTGGTAATGCAAATATAAAATCCAACAATGATAAAATTGACAAGTTAGATGGTGAAGTCGAAGTTTATATGAGAGATAATGCTGTCATAGAAGAAGACATTCATAAATTCACAAAAGAACAGGAAGAAGTTATTGGCGCTCGTGAAAAGTTATCAAAACTAAACAATCTTAAAGGTAAAATTTCTCAGAAGGTTGCAACCATTACTAAAGAGCATAAGTTCTTCACAGAAAATACGGTCTGCCCTACCTGCACACAAGACATAGAAGAAGAGTTTCGTGTAAATAGAATTAGTGACGTTCAAAATAAAGCAAAGGAACTCAAAAAAGGTTATGAAGATCTTGAAGAAACAATCAAGTTCGAACAGGAACGAGAACGTCAATTCAATTCCCTATCTAAGGAGATTACAAAACTAACGCATGGCATTTCTCAAAACAATACTCGGATTTCCCTCAACCAGAGACAAATCAGAGATCTTGAACATGAAATTCAAACTATTACCAGTAACCTACAAAACAGAAATACTGAAAATGAGAAATTAGATCAGTTTAAAGACAATCTCCAAAAGACAATTGAATATCTTTCAGAAAAAAAACAAGAAATCGTTCATTACGATTTTGCCTATTCCCTTCTTCGGGACGATGGCGTAAAAACAAAAATCATCAAGAAGTATCTTCCATTCATCAATCAGCAGGTTAATCGTTATCTTCAAATGATGGACTTCTATATCAACTTTAAACTTGATGAGGAGTTCGGTGAAACTATTGAGTCACCTATTCACGAAAACTTTTCTTATAGTTCTTTTAGTGAAGGTGAAAAAATGCGTGTAGATTTGGCTCTACTCTTCACTTGGAGAGAAGTTGCGAGACTCAAAAATTCCGTAAACACTAACCTGTTGATTATGGACGAAGTATTTGATTCTTCACTCGATGGATTTGGAACCGAAGAGTTCCTAAAAATTATTCGTTATGTGATAAAGGATGCTAATATATTCGTCATCTCTCATAAGTCAGACTTACATGACAAATTCCAAAGTGTCATCCGATTCGAGAAAGTCAAAGGTTTTTCCCGTATGATGTCCTGATACATCAAAGAACAATGCAAGTCCCAAATAGATTCCACCACTCCAAGAAGGAACAAAAACGAAAACTGAAACCTCAGGCAATGCGTTCCCGAAAGGAAGCACTGAGACACTTCAAGAACCGTCACATGACCTCCCCCAAAAAGGGAGGTTCTTTTGTATACTGACTACAAGTGAAACACACACACATGTTTAATTTTTTCAAAAAGAAATCATCAAAAGAATCGGGACGACTTATTGGACAAGAACTGATTGATAAAGTCAAAGATCTTGATCATTTAAGTAAAACTAAGATTGCTATTGCTTGTGGGTACTATCGAATGGTGGGCGGTGAACCCAT